GCAACGTCCTGCCAATCAATACGCGCAAAGTCGCGCTCCATCTCTTCGATCATCTTAATCAACTCACGCATCGCTAAAATCCTTCAATACCGCGACTATTCGGGTTCGGTACGCCTTGGCGTCCTCAATCAATTCAAACTCAGGCGTCCCCGCCGTAATAGAATTAAGAATGTCAACATCCATAGTCCCAATCCAATAGCGAAAGTCGCCCTCATAGTTCGAAAGCAATGCACAAATATCTCTATGCAAGCTCTCTGTTATCTTGATTTCCTTATACGGCATCTTCCATATCTCCTCTTAAATCGTGCGCCTTGTCTTCCAACAAGTGCGCAATATCTTGCGCAAAAGTATCGGACAAAGTGCCATCTCTGAACAACTCCGCCCAATGCTCTAACGACTCCACAAAAAGCGATTTATCAGTCATCAAAATTCTCCTCATGAATGGAAATCATGCTCGGGTGATCATCGTACACCCAAATAACAAAAGACGCCTGTCCATGTTCGCCCTTAACCTCGTAACCTGTGCATAAGCCATGGTCACAATCTTCGCTGCGAACTACAGTCGCGTCATAATAACCTTCATCAATTTTCATGACGCACCCCCGAACGGGCTATCAGCCAAAGGCAAATGATCCCACGGCTCCGCATAAACAGACAAAGGCTTTTCATATACCTCAACTTCTTCGGGATACTCGGGGTTGCGATAGTAAATAAAATGATTGTCTTCCGAAACCTCGCTCGGGCTTATGTCAAACCCCGTGCGCTCACCCAACATAATCGCAAGCTCTTTTAATCGCTGCTCGGGGTTTTCCATCTCTACAGACAACACGGTGCTATCAACACCACCAACCAAAGCCATCGCTTCTTGCGCACCTAAAACCTCGGCCTCGTCAATCGTCGGGGCTTCAACCACCACATTGCGGACAGTCTCAACCTTCACTTCTACCTTATACATAGGCATATCTATTCTCCTTTTTTCTAGATATTTTGACCGTAAAATAATTTACTCTTCGGGTCAACTAAAATGTGCAAAAAAATTTACGCAAAGAAAAACCCCCGTAGAAGAGGAAAAACTACGGGGGTTCAGTCAGTGTATTATGAAAGGTGTCGTATAAACAACAATTAAACCCTATCGCCGTTTTGCGCTCGGGTCAATGCGTTTATGCCATGCAAAATACCGTTCGCAAAATCATATGTTTCTCTTCGGGTTCCTCGGGGGCTGATATCTCGGGCACCCCCACCTTCGGTCATCTGCTCAATACGAAAACCACCATACGCGCCCCCAATATAATAAACCCCGCCGTTCGGTATTAAACGCCCATGTTCGTCGCGTTTTAATGTGCCGTCTTCATTATATGCATAGGTATCATTGGGACGCCCTAACGCCCCGTTGATATCTTTAATTTTACTCTCAAGCATTGCTGCAGTTATACGTTGTGTCATTGTTATATCCTTTCAATTCTAGACAATGAAAACTCTTGCTCAAACAATCCCGTTAAATCTTCTTCGCTAACGTTATACGGGCTATGCTCAACAATATGATCTACTCGGCGTTTGGTCTCGTCGTTCAGCCAATCAATCGCTTCATATTCTTCTTCGAACGTCTCAACCACGGGGTTCGGGTCAAGGCTATCAATTGCATACGTTACCTTCCACATTGTTGTTCTTCCCCCGTTGTTGCGAATATAATGAACCCCGCCGCAAGGTCATTGATATGTTCGTGAATTTGGGCGCCGTCCCAATATTGGAACGGTTCCCATGCATTTGCTTCACAAAAGGCATTGATTGTTTCATCTTTCCACGCGCTAACGCTATCTGGAAATTGCTCAGTCAATACATGCGAACTAGCGGCAATAAATGCTCTCTCTTCAATATTCATTGTTCTATCCCTTCAACGTGATCTAGCAATTCGCGCAATTCTTTAGGGGTAAAACCCAATTCCGCCGCTGTTGTGTTGAACGGTTCCCCCGCGTTTATTCGATCAATCGCTTCGTTTAACTCTTTAATCATTAAACCCGCCGCTCTCTTTGGATCATATGTCATTGTGCCGCCCCTTCCATAGTATGCGCCAACGTCACGTTCGCGCTAGTTGTGGGATTGCCATTGCCAACAATGAACGTATAGCGATGAACATTGCATGCCAAAACGCCAAATTGCTTCGCGTCATGATAGGTCATGAAATTGCCGTCTTCTTCCATATCTACTGGTTCAGACGTGCCGTAGTTTTCCAATGCCCACTGGCAAAACTCTTGGAATTGCATCTCATCTTCATATTCAAAACCGCTAGTATCATCATAAAACAAAGCAGTTGCCCAAAAATCTGGCAATTCTAGTGTGATAGTTTCCATTGTTCTTTCCTCGCGCTTGTGTTCTTCGTAACAATCGCCGCAAAGGCGCCACCCATTTGGGCGGCGTTGTCCTTCCGTTGCATTGCATCTCACGCACATTGTCTCTTCAACATAGATCATCTTTCTTTCCTCTCTTAAAAATCAAAACCAGATGCAATTTCGCGTTCATGATCGTGACGCAATTTCACAAATTTATAAACCGCATTGATTGCATCAATCGAATTTGTCGCCTTAGCGTCACTGATCAATTCCAAAATATCGCCGTCTTCCATACACTCAATTACAGTATCCCAACCGTCTTTCTCATAATTTGCATACGCATATTTACGAACCGCTACGATCATACCTTGCTCATCTTCGCTAGGCGCAGATACCTTTTCCTCTGGCTTTTCTTCACCAAATTTATGACCGGAATAAACTTCATAAAGATATCCAAGGTATTCTTCGCATACATCTAGCGCAGCGTTTACGCTCTTCTCGTCAAGTTTAATCAAGCTAACGCCCCATGGTGTTGTGCCGTTGAACGCGTCAACCAATTGCTTCATTGCTTCATGTTCCGCTGCACCAAAACCAAGGCGTTCTTCGCCGTCTTCTTCAAAAACAGCAACCGCGCGTTCTTTGGTTGCAATCGCGCGTAGGCGATATTCAATCTCTGATTTTTCCATCTTATTACCTTTCATAGGGCGTTATTGCCCACATAAACTTTATCAAAAAGACAGCATGTTTTGCAAGGAAAAACGCAAAATATTTTACGTCAATTTACGTCAAAAATATTCACGTCAAAACTTGACGTAGTTGACGTAGCGTAGATTATTAAACAAAAACAACAACTTAACGTTTTACGTCAACTACGTCAAAAAATCAATTTGACGTAAATAATGCAATAAAATCAATACGTTATTTTACGTCAACTACGTCAACCCCCCTATAGGGGGGTATATACCTTACCCCCCCTTGATGTTTTTTGGCTTGCCGCAAATTCAAATAATTTACTACTCGCAGCATGCTTGACCATAGCGCATAGCACAGTGTATCTTCGCACCTAGGGGTTCAGAGGAAAGGTCAAGCAATGCCAAATGTAGGCGAACAAATTGAAAAAGGCGGAAGACGTTTAACGCCGCAGCAACAGAAATTTTTAGACAATTACATTCACGGCGATATGACACAAACCGCAGCAGCCAGAGCAGCGGGTTATAAAAGTCCTAACGTTCGCGCCGTGCAGCTACTCAACAATCCCGTGGTCAAAGAACGCATGGAAGAAATGCGCGATGAATTGCAAGCGAAATACGGCGTGACCATAGCTAAGAGCATAAGAGACCTTCAGATGATCAGAGACGCCGCTCTCAGTGAGGGAAACTACTCTGCAGCTATCAAGGCAGAGGAAACACGCCTTCGCGCCTCTGGCGTCATGGTAGACCGAAAACACATAACGCACGAAAACATAGGTTCAATGAACCGTGAGCAGATATTATCGCAGTTAAATGAATTTATCGACAAGGCAAAAACACGTATGATTGATATAACGCCAGAAGAAGACGTTGCTGCAGACAGTAAAGAACCCCAAGATATTGCGATAGTTTACGATAGTAACGAACCCACATAAACACGGTATCTCTTGGCGCGGGGGCGCGAACGGGGGCGTTGCCCCGCCCTTCGGGGGCGTACCTTCGGGGTTCGGGATTGTATTTTCGGGGTTCGGGTTCGGGGTTCGGGGTTTTGAGGAAGAGTATACGTTCTTCGGGTTCGGTATCTATTCTTCACGCCCATATATCCCCACGCATTGCGCCAAGATGCATTGAACCACAAAACCCCTGGCATTTTCGTTAATTTCTGGAAATTGCAAATTTAGCAGCCGCTCTTGCAAAACCATTATTTACTCGGGTTCGGGCTTTTCGGGCTTCGGGTTCTTCGGGCTTCGGGCTTTTTGCCATAGGCACTTCATACCTTATAGCTTCATAACCCTTTGTAAATACTACATTTTTTTCTTTTTTGGTCGTTTTTTTGTTGCACCGTGGCGCCGATTTGGTAATCTAGTCTTGTCAGTAAAAATGAAAGGATACTGAATATGACAAATACAGTAGAAATGCTAACTGGACTGCCACGCGGCGAGCGCATTATTGAGCAGATCAATACAGTGTTTATGATGCTGAGTGCCAACCGCGATGACACAGCCACAGCCATCCTTGATCGCGTATTCGATGAGTTGCGCGAAATGGATAAGCCCGAAACTGTGATGAATGGCGATGCCGAGATTTTGCACCGCAAAATCACACGCGACCCAAACATCGACATTGTGTTGGCAAAAGTCACCCACGCCGATGGCCCTGTCGAATATGTGACTTGGATACAAAATAAGGATGATGTTTCCCGTGGCCACGATGGCACATATCATGGTCACTATGTCCCCGAATATGACATGGCCTTGGATGATTTCCTGAACCGCCAATAAAACCAACTGGGGGGAACATTCCCCCCACCCAATCAAAAGAGGAAAAGATTATGAGCAATAATAGCCAAGCGTCAATTTTTGGAGGTTTTACCAAAAATGAATTTGATGAGTTGGTTCGCAAGATATCCAATGGTGAACCAATCTACCAAGCGACACCCAAAAAAGAGGAAAAGAAAAATGACAATTGAAAACCTAATCGCATCAATGATGACTGAAAACACAGGCACCCATTTTCTCGACAGTGGCGGCGCCTATGGTCGCAACTGGCAGCGCAATAAAGGTTTGACCGCTGACATCCTGAAAGAAATGCCCAGCGCGACACTCGAGGTTTCCATTCGCGAATATAGTGGGAGACCCCATGCCGACCTATGTCCGACTGTGAATATCTTTCACAAATTGACTGGCGGCATGCTCGAACTGGATGACCGCTGCGAAACATTCAACGCGATGCCCGTGCCTGACTGGGGAGATCAATTGTATGGCGTTTCAGATCGCGGCGCGGCATGGCTAATCGATCAAAAGTTTTGTTGGAATGTTGATGAGGGCAAGTTCAATACTTACAACTGGGCCGCAAACCTATCCCAGACCCTATGCGGTCATTTTCTTGCCCACGATGATGG